GAGGCCCGGGGCTAAACCGGCTAAGCCGGCTGCCGCCTAATACGTACTAGTCATTTCCTACTAGTACGGGTACAATGAAGACCATACCTCGGCCGACCAAGACCGAAGTACAAATCGCTGGTCCGGAGAGTTGTATTCCGAACCCTCGACTGCATTGTACAGCGCATGACACAGACCCCACTCAGGAAAAGCTTCACGAGTGGGCCGAACGCCGACAAACCGGGTACCAGCAACGTGCTGGTAGTCCGGTCGTTTCTTGTCGGCTATCACGCGTCGCGCCCGGCGTTTCTTCCGGGTAGCGACAAACTCGATGTAAGGTACGCCCAAGCACCCATCAAGCCCTGGCGGGCCAAACAGTGCGCGGGGTACTTGCCTCCGTAGGAACGGGGCAAGCCCTTCCATCAAGTTGTAGTACAACACACGTGACACGCCCTGTCCATTAACCCGCTGACAAAGCGAGTTATACCCCGAAATGATCGACGTGAGTCGATCAAGATCTTTTCGGAAGTAAGGCGGTGTCACGTCAGTGCCTTTGAAGTAATGCCCACCACAGGACTCCCGAAAGGGCCCCGAAATGTGCGTCTTCTTAGGATTGGCTTGGAAGCCAAACAACCTGAGCGTTTCAATCACTCGGGTTGCTGCCTCAGTAGGGACGATGATGTCATCACCGTATACATGGACATCTTCACTGCCTGCTGCCACGGTCGAAATAGCCCAGAATAAACTGGTTTCTAGCTCAAACGTGTTCCCATTTCCCATCGAGGATATTTTCTCGTAGGTTATTGTCGAACCATCTGGTAACACACCTTGCGGTGAGCGCAGATGGCACAACATCCGAAATAACTTCGGAGGGTACAGCAGATCACAAACAGCTAGCGACACAGTGTCACTCGCTGCCTTCAGGTCAATAGTCGCATAGTTTCCATAGCGACTCCCAATCCTCGCGTACATTTGTTGGCGGCACTGTGCCTCCGTTTCCGGAGTCACACGCTCGCCTACACGAGGAGACCTTAAGAGACCAACACGCTGCAGACGACGCCTAAAACAGGCGCCCATGCCCAGCTGAAAGAACATATTCCAGTCGGGTTCTGCCGCGATAACTCTGTTGGTCTTTGCGTTCTTTGGTACGGTCAACACGCGGTTGGATGTTACAAGCTCCAGATTACTCCAAAACCTGCCGTCCCGGTAATTTTCATTCCAGGCAGACATCCAAAACGCAGTACCAGTAGTCGTGTGGGTAGCAAGTCCCCATTTATTCTGTGGGTTGGCGTAAGCCGCTTTAAGGCTAGAAGTAGCCCCTGGCGACCAACGTGCTCGCTGCATAACTTCTGCAGGTGTAATGTCACCTAACAACCAACGGAGACGCTTCCGAATCTTATCCACGAGTGAAAAGTGGGTCAGATCAAGTCGACAAATCCGAGGTGTTTCCGCTTTGCAGAAGTCCTCCGACTCTATGAAGCTTCTCAAGGCTTCACGCTCACGGTCAACGCCGGTATCAAATGGCGTTTTGGAAAACGACTCCACTGCCCAATAGTCAGGAAGAAATTCCTGATATCTATGGTACAATGTGGCGTCTATTCCTTGATCGTAAGCTTCTCTCAAATCACAGAACGGGGCGAGCCCCAGTCCGTGACGGAAGAGTTCAAGTGCGGAGAGCGACACAGGTTCACGAATGCGGTTAGAGAGCTTCATGCTTCACCCACGACACATATTGGGTCCCCTCCGCCTCCCTAAGGGAAGCCATCAGACCATCGATGGCCCACTTGGTGGACGTATGGAACCCGCCTGCGTCGTCAACATCAACTTCGAGCACGTCGAGCAAAGAGCGAAACTTCCTGGCAGTCCTCAGCCGATGAATCATGGCCAAGTACTCACCAGGTTTCTCGTCAATCTGTTCGACGTCTCGGGAAACGTTGATGCTGAAATAGGGAAAAGCTTTGCTTTCGTACGCTGCAGTGCAGCGACCGTCTTGACTATTCACACAGTTTCTCCTGTTAATGAAAGTTGTTTGAAACGGGACGTTGTGAACTTGTTACGACGAGGGCTGGGTCAGAGCGGTAATGGACGCGAGATACTGCGCATTCGCCGCCAGACCAGTGATCCTGGCCGAGAAGTCCGTTCGTTCCGCGCTGGCACTGTCTCCAGGCACGTCGATCCGACCCTCATCGTACGTGAACGTACGGAGGATCGTACCGGCCTGCGTGAAGCCAGTGTCAGCCGGCGCCACAACCGGCATCGTGAGACGCCAACGCACTTTCGCCGGGCCCTTGGCCGAAGACGGGAACACGCGGCACGTCAGGTACGAGAAGCTGGTGGGAAACCCACCGCTCGTCTCCTGATACACCGATGTCCCGTTGCGGTCAAACCCGATGAAGTTGTACGTCTTGCTGTTGAGCGTGATGGCCATTTAGGTTATCCTTTTGGCTTGAAGGGTGGCGTGACTAGAACCACTTCTTAAGGACCTGCGAAAGCAGGGCTAGTGCTTGTGAGGCCTGAGGAAGGCCAAACTTGCTAGAGAAGTCGGGGAAGCGTATCCGGTCAAGGACATCTAATCGACTTAGCACCTCACGAGTCATTATGAAACTTTGACCTGTGGAAACCGGGGGTTTTGTATACGTACATCCAGACCCAGCACCTGCTGTCTGAATATGCGTCCAACTGCTACCCGATCCAGGTTGACTCGTCACCTTGACGCTTTGAGTAAGTACCCCAGCATGCATGTAAACAGCATACTGAGTTGCCTCCATAGCGCCAATCCAATCGCCGACGGGAATAAACCAGTCCACGACGAAAGACCACGGTGCCAACTCCCAGGCAGTGCCAAAGGGAGTCATCGTGGGGAGCATCTCACCTGCCTGTGAAGGGAACTGATAGTTCAAGACGACTTTTGCCCGGTTTTCCCGGATCATTGTCTGCTCATAACTCCAGTTCTCAGTCCAGTACGCACCCACGGGTCTCGTTACAACGAGGTCCCGGGTAGTCTTCTTCGACTTGCGCACGCGCATTCTGAACGTTTTCTGTTCAGGGCCCGTGTACCCGTCTATCATAGACTGAAATGCGTTCTCGACATCATCGGCGAGCGGTTTCCAACCGTACAGATACTCTAAGTACTTACTTGAGAAATTGCTGATTGCCTTATCTCCTGCGTTAGCGAGAAACTTCCTAAAACTCTTAGGACGTTTGAAGTTAGCGATCATGAGTTTGTCAGTCCCATGTGCAATTCCGGTCGCGAGGTCTGCGACCATTCTCAAAGACTGTTTACCTTGCAACATAAAGGCATTGAACGCCACATCGTCCTCAAGCATCTGAGAAAGACATTTATTCAACACCTCAGTCGCGAGGCTCGGATCGAGCTGTGCATCAGCTTCTTGGTGCGGCTGTTCATAACTGGACAGCTGCCCCTTAGACTCATACACAAGGCCGTAAAGCGGGAAATCCCACTTCAAAGCGCACTCCGACGTTTCCCAGCGGAACACAGTCGTGTAATAACCCGACGGTGCTCGGTAACCAAAGATCAAAGGGTTACTGACCGAAGCTGGATAACGGGTTGTACCGTCCTTAAACACGTTGTTAGAATACTGCACTTGGTTCCCGTTCAGGTAGAATTTCCCTACCCGTTGGAGATAAGTGTAGCTGTCCATTGCACCGTGTGGCATGACGTCGCTCCTTTCTGTAATAGGAAATGGGCTAGCAGTAGCACCCATTCTAGCG